TGCAGCTCTTTCAAATAAATTAACTAAAAGCACACCAAGTCAATTCTGGGTCCAAAGATTCGTGGATCGTACTACAATTACAATTTATCCAACTGCTAATTCTACAGCAGCAGATAATTATATTAGCATTTACTATGTAGCAAGACTTCAAGACGTTGGAGCTTATACAAACGCAGTAGATGCTCCTTATAGATTTATACCTTGTATGGTAGCTGGTTTAGCATTTTATTTATCTCAAAAATATGCACCACAAAGAACACAAGAAATGAAATTATTATATGAAGATGAATTAGCAAGAGCTTTAGCGGAGGATGGATCAGCGGCGAGTACGTATATTACACCGAAAACTTATTATCCAAATATATAATGACATTATTAACTAAAGGAATGGGAGTTGTTAAAAAAATAATGGCTAATACTTCGGCTGGAAGAAAAGACCAAGTATTAGATACTATAAGAAAAAGCAGAAATAGAAGGCTTCCAAAAAAACTTAGAAATAAAAAAGTAAAAATAGAAGGCAAAGAATATAAGAGTGAACAATATACTATGGATGTTGATACTTATTCTAATGTTTCTTCCGCGCCAGATAAAGAAGTTAAAGCATGGTTAAAACATAAAGGGTACAAAGAATAATGGGAAGATTTTCAAAAGGTAGATATGCATTAATGATTTCAGATCGTTCTGGAGCTGCATTTCCATATAGAGAAATGGTTCAAGAATGGAATGGTGCTTGGGTACATAATTCTGAATATGAACCTAAACAACCACAAATAGACCCACGACCTCATGGTGCAGATGCACAAGCTTTACAACATGCTAAACCAGCTAGAACAGAATTTGCAACAGAAGATTTTTTACCGAATAATCCTTTTACAACTACAGCAGCATCTGCAACTTTAAGTGTTTCTTTTCCAAGTAATCCTTTTAATGATGGAACAACTTATGTAAGATTTAGAGATGTTAAAAAACCTGTAGGGGGCGTTGCAATAACAACGTTAGAATTAGAGACTACTTTAAATGGAAATATTTCTGATTCAGTTACTACTATTACTTTAACTGATGCAAGTGAATTTCCAACATCAGGATATATTGTGATAGAAAAAGTTGATCAAGACTCTAGTTCTTCAACGTATGGACAATATTTTAATGAAGTTATTAAATATACAGGAAAATCAACTCATGATTTAACTGGGTGTACAAGAGGCAGTTCAGCTCCGTATGGAGGAGTGACTCCATCTAGTACTACAGCTGGTACTCATTCTAGTGGTGCAAAAGTTTTTGGTTCGTATTTAGCGACAGCAGTGGGAACTACTGTTAAAACAGTAGGTCAACCTTCAACAGAAACTCAATATAATTCACTTACAGTACCACTTGTTTCCAATGCAAGTAGTGCTGAAACAGGGGGCGGTTTACAATGTACAATTGGACCCGTTAATGATAAGGATTAATTATGGCTGGATATACACTCTCAGCATTAGAAGCTGACATTAGAAGTTATACTGAAGTAGACAGTACTGTTTTTACTGGTGCTCTTCTAGGCAGATTTATAGAAAATGCAGAATTTAGACTTTTTTATGATATTCCTATGGATTCAGATAGAGTTGAATATCAAGGAACATTAGCAGCTGATGTTAATACAGTTAGAGTTCCTGCAGGTATGGTTTTTGTAAGAGGTATCGAAGTTTTTAATTCTACGTCTTCTAGAACAGGACCAGCTACTTGGCTTTTAAAAAGAGATAGAACTTTTATAAATGAATATGTGGGACAATTAACAGGGCCAGAAGGTGGCTCTACGGGTCAAGATACTACAGGCTTACCTAAATATTATGCTATGTTTGGAGGAGCAACTGGAACTGCCTCAACTACATCAGGAAATATTATAATGGCTCCTACACCAGATGCTAATTATTTAATAAATATTCATGGAAATGTAATACCAACAGGATTAGGGACTAATACTTCTGGGACTTATATAAGTAAATACTTTCCTCAAGGGCTACTTTATGCTTCCCTGGTCGAAGCTTATGGATTTTTAAAAGGTCCAATGGATATGTTGACATTATATGAGCAAAAGTATAAACAAGAATTAAGTAAATTTGCAAGTATGCAAATTGGGAGACGAAGACGAGACGATTATACGGATGGTACTATTCGTATACCAATTGAGTCACCGCCTCAATAATAGGAGATAATTTATGGCAATAACATCGGCAGTTTGTAATAGCTTTAAACAAGAAATTTTAGAAGCAGAACATAATTTTACGGCTTCTACGGGAAATACTTTTAATTTAGCATTATACACAAGTTCAGCAACTTTAGGGGCGTCAACAACAGCCTATAGTTCTAGTAATGAAATCACGAATTCATCTGGAACAGCTTATACTGCAAAAGGAAAAGCATTAACAAGTGTTACACCAACATTAGATTCATCAACTGCAGTCTGTGATTTTGCAGATGTCTCTTGGACATCAGCTTCATTCACAGCTAATGGATGTTTAATTTTTAATGATTCACATGCAACAGATGGATCGGTATGCGCGGTAGCTTTTGGTGGAGACAAAACAGTTTCTTCTGGAACTTTTACAATTCAGTTTCCCGCAGCAGCAGCAACTACAGCGATAATTCGGATAGCATAAGGAGGTAAGTCCTTATGGCCTTTATAAGAACATTTACCGTCACGGTTAGTGGAGGTAAATACTATATTGATAGTGTTCAACAACCTACTATAAATTTAGCCGAAGGTGGTTTATATAAATTTGACGTCTCCGATAGTTCCAACGAAAACCACGATTTAAGATTTTCCACAACAAGTGATGGTACACATGCAGGAGGTTCTGTTTATACAACAGGAGTTGATAACTCAGGAACTCCAGGAGATGCAGATGCCTATCTTCAAATTCAGGTAGCTACAAGTGCACCTGATCCTCTTTATTATTATGACACAAATAACTCTGGCCTAGGAGGTCAAGCAAATACTCCAGCCGCCGCTTCTTATGGAATGCGTGCATGGAGTATAAATTCATGGGGGGCTCAAAATGAAGTTGATGTTTCATTAACGGCTCCTAGTGAATTAACTTCTTCTATTGGTGATGTAGCTGCATATCCTGAACAAGGATGGGGATCTGATACATGGGGAACTGAAGATTGGGGTGAAAGTGGACTTTCTTTTACTATAAGTGGAGTTTCAGCTACTGCCTCAGTTGGAGATATTGTTGCTTCATCTTTACAAGGATGGGGTAGAGCCGAATGGGGTGAAGAACCGTGGGGAGACAGTAATAATCCCACTGTTAGTTTAACAGGATTAGGAGCTACTTCTTCCATAGGAGAAGTTTCAGCATTTAACGAACAAGGTTGGGGTAGAGATCCTTGGGGTTATGAAAACTGGGGTGAATCAGCAATGACAGTTGTTGTGGATGTTGACTCTAGTGGAGTAGCAACAACGGGTGTTGGAGCAATTTCTCCATCTGAAATGTCTATAGGACTAAGTGGTCAAGGTACTACATCATCTGTAGGTACTCCAGGATTAGAATTTGGACCAGCAGGTGCACTATCAGGAGTTTCAGCAACTGTAAGTGTTGGTTCTGTTGATCCAGTAATTGTAGTTCCATTAAGTGGAATTGCATTAACTTCTTCAGTGGGTGCTATTGCACCAGCTGATGTGATGGGATTAACAGGAGTAAGTGCTACTGCTTCACCAGGAGAAATAACAGTAGCTTCTGTTGAATTAGTAGATGTAACTGGGGTAGGCGCAACATCTGCTGTAGGCTCTATTTCACTTGCAGCAATGAGTGTAGGATTAACAGGTCAATCTCTTACTTCTAGTACGGGTTCTATTTCACCAACTGAAATGACAATGGGATTAACTGGACAATCTGCAACAATTAGTTTAGGACAGATTGGTGGTCCAATTGCATGGGAAAAAGTTACTCCTACTCAAGGTGGTAGTTGGAGTAAAAGAACAGCTACACAAGGTGGTAGTTGGAGTAAAAAAACACCTTCACAAGGCGGAAGTTGGAGTAAAAGGTCGGCTTAATTAGTTGACATTATATATAAAACAAAATAAATATTAGGATCTAGATAAGATTTAGGAGAAAATTATGGCTTCAACATATACACCGTTAGGTGTTGAAAAAATGGCAACCGGTGAAAATGCCGGTACATGGGGAACAAAAACTAATACAAACTTAGAAATTATTGAACAATTTGCTGGTGGTTATACTACGCAAGCAGTAACTGATGGAGCTGATACAGATTTATCAGTAACTGATGGTGGAACAGGAGCAACGCTTGCTCATAGGGTAATTGACTTAACAGGTGCACTTACAGGTGCAAGAAATGTAACTGTTCCTATTGATGTACAGCAACTGTACGCAGTTAAAAATTCTACAACAGGCTCACAGGCAGTAACTTTTAAATATGTAAGTGGTACAGGTACTAGCGTTACTTGGTCTGGTGGAGATACATCAACAAAATTTATTTATGGTACAGGTTCAGGAACTAATCCAAACATCGTAGATGTGGGATTTGTTACAACTAGTGGAACTCAAACTTTAACAAACAAAACCTTAACATCTCCTAAAATTGGAACTTCTATTTTAGATACAAACGGACTTCAATTAGCTCTTTTAACAGCTACAAGTTCTGCTGTTAATGAAATTACACTAGCTAATGCAGCTACAGGAAACAATCCAACTCTTACAGCGTCTGGAGACGATAGCAATATTGGTATTGCTCTAAAGACAAAAGGAAGTGGAGTAATTCAAGCTGAAGATGGTGGTGGAACAGTAGCAGCAGTTAAAATTGCAGGAAAAGAATCTATTTGGGTTCCTGTTACAGCTATGTATGGAGCTACAACTAATCCACCTGATGCAGCACAAGTAGAGACAACAGCTTTAAGACCAGACATGAAAGTGTTAGACTTTGATGCTGGTACAGATCAATTTGCACAATTTTCAGTAGCTTTTCCTAAATCATGGGATGAAGGAACAGTAACTTATCAAGTATTTTGGTCCCCTGCTTCAACTAACACAGGTGATTGTATTTTTGGATTACAGGGTGTAGCATGTGGTGACAGTGATACTATTGATGTAGCTTATGGAACAGCCGTAACAGTTACCGATGCTGGTATAGGAACAGTCGAAGATCAACAAGTTTCATCTGAAAGTGGTGCTGTTACAATTGCAGGCTCTCCTGCAGTAGATCAACAATCTTATTTTCAATTATATAGAGATGCAAATGCCGGTGGAGATACTTTTAGTGCTGATGCAAGAGTACTAGGAGTTAAATTATTCTACACTACAGATGCAGCTAACGACGCATAAGGAGTATAGAACATGTCTTTTGGATATCAAATTTTAGGTTTTGGATCAGGGGGTAGTGCAGGCCCTTATGATGTAGATTTTTTAGTCGTAGCCGGTGGCGGTGGCGGCGGATGCACTTCTAATGGTGGACCTCAAGCACGAGGAGCTGGAGGGGGCGGAGGTGCTGGAGGATATAGAACTTTATCTACTCAAGAAGTAACTCCAGGAAACGATATTACAGTAACAGTAGGTGCAGGAGCAGCTGGTAAAGTTCAAGCTACAGTTGAACAATCAACTCCCGGAGGAGTTTCATCAATAGCTTCAGACGATTTTTCAACAATGGAATC